CTCATCGATGATGATGACTTTGTGTTTAGAAGATCCCGTAAGTGAGACGGTCGAAGCAAAGTTCTTTGCTTGGTTCCGTACAGTATCCAGGAAACGCCCTTCGTCGGATCCGTTGATGACATAATAATCTGCCCCCAATTCATTACATAGTGCTTTAGCAATAGTTGTCTTACCAATACCAGGAGGTCCTGCAAGAAGAAGATTTGGAATCTCACCCTTCTCTACAAACTCCTTGAATGTTTTTTTAGTTTCATCAGGAAGAATACAATCCTCGATCACTTGAGGACGGTACTTCTCCACAAAAAGAAATTCACTTGCCACTTTTCTTACTCCACTCACTTTTGATATTCCATTCTGGTCTAATATAGGAATAGTTTAGATAATCCCAAAATATACCACAATAATCTTCAAAGTCCCATTCAGAGTCAGTTCCATCATAACTCATCAGTTGTTTCCATAATCCATAACATACTCCAAAAAGTTTCATAATTTAGACCCAATTAGGTTTGCGTTGTGGCATACGAAGATAGTTGTCAGACACCCAAGGTTTGGATGCGATGTACCTCTTGTATGCTTCAAATGTATCAATAGTGTCGTCAAACTTCCATTCCTCAGGCATAGCACGAGCAAATGGAGTCACTTCTGTAATCTTACCCTTTGGAAACAAATAGTATGCATCCACAAGGGTCTTATAACATGAGTGAGTTTTATTATACCGCAGACAGTATTCATCTGACAAGTTTAGTCCCCACTTAATTAACCAGTAGGCATTATGGATGCTCTCCAGTGCCCACTTGGTGCAAGGATGATTGCGGAATGCTCCTTTCTCGGTCTTGTATGGGGTTCCATCTGCCTTAGGAAGAGTACCGTACCCATGCCCCCACTTGTCAGAGGCAACAATAGAGAGCATTTGACAGCACTCTAGGGGCATCTTGACAATATGCTTGTCGGGCAGGCAAATGGCGCTCTCAGCAGGCCAGGGAGAAGTTACGAAGATGTTCATTAGAAGCAATACTTTTGAACTACATATCTTACTTTATCGGGTTTAGTTTCCATCCAAAATGCTTCTCTTTCCATATTAACAATAGAGGAACCAAAGTTCTTTACTGAAATCTTTAAATCTTTTTCCAAATTTTCAGAAAGACTCATTATAGATGGAGAAATTCCTAATGCTTTAATTTCTCTCATATTTTGTTTACATGCCTGAGCAACATGAACAGATTCGTGAAATAAAACCATATTAAAATTGTAATGAGGATTTGGTTTTGAAAGAATCCTATCAGTACAAAATATTATAGTTTTTGATCGATTGTCATACCAACCAAATATGTCATGTTTTTTACATATTGGTGCATTTTCAACTGCCCGAATTTTTTTGGAGATCATGTTATAGATCTCCATTCCTTGGGGAGAAAGATAAAGAAGAAAATCCATCAGTTAAAGGAAGAGTCTGGTTCCAAGGCAATATAATACTTCAGATTGTACTTGGAATTCGTGAACTGTGACAGTAATTTTTCTGACACAACCACATCATAGGATCCAGGAATGATCTTAATGTTTTCAACTTTAAAGTTGAACGTAAATTCAGAATCAGTTTCACCAACAACAATAGCATATTCATTAGAAGTGTCATTTTTCTTATCGCGTACCACCAATTTAATAACACCCGCTTCACCGATAGCAGAGAGATCAGGGAGTTGATAAACTGCTGCAGCCTTCACCAGTTTTTCCAAAGAAGTGCTATCCAACTGAAAACAAACATCTTTAGAAGGAAGATTGATCTCTTTCTCTGGAGGAGAAATAATCACATTAGGATCTGCAAAGAAATACTTTACACGTCGCTTACCTTCTTTGATACTTAGATAAGAATCTTCTTTAAAATCCAAATCAGGATCATTATGAAGACTCAGACCATTTAGAAATTGATTCAGATCATAAATGGCAAAATCACGAGGAAACTCTTCAGTAATATCTGCCTCTGCCAGAATGTTTTTTGCGACAGAAATAGTGCGAAGTTTGTTTCCTTTCTTTACAAGAATAGAGTTGTTAATACCAGCAAAATTCTTAAGAACAGTCAAAGTGTTATCAGAGAGTTTCATAGTTTTATTTTGAAGTTTCACTTGTTTTCAATAAGATTAAGATGATTGATCAGGAGAATAGTGTAATGCAAAACCTTGAAAAGATCTGCACGAGGAGTTCCTTTAGTATCATATCGATCAATATATTTGGTCACATTACCAGCACAGAAACCTTCTCGACGATTATGCTTGATTTTATCTAGAGTTTGTTCTTTGCCACCTCCAGTGCGATCAACATAATGTTGTCGATAAGTACTTGCAATATATTCTTCTAGTTGCTTAAGAATTTTATCTTCGTTATATTTCCAAAAACCGTTTTTGTTTGTATCTTCAGTCATGTTCAAATTAAAAGTAATAGTATCAGGGGAAGTGTAGGGATTTTTAATCAAACCAATTCCATCATATTTCCAGTAATCTTGCGCCTCTGAAAATGAAATGGTATCAGTTCCAGATCCACCAAAAATTGTGGAAGATTGAGATGTTTTTGGGATTGAACTTTCGTAAGTGCTCTCAAAGTTTTCAGACATTTTGTTTCATAGTAAAAGGACAAAAGAGGAGGTACATTAACCTCTTTATATTCTATCAGTTTGCTTGCTGCTCGTCAAGGTCGTAAGTTACATGCTCACCTTCAGGCATTTTGAAATCCACATCAATTTTATCGTAGAGTTCCATAAATGCTTGCTTGGTCTCATCATCAAACCGATTAATACAAACTTGAAGTGCTTTTGCTTTATCCTTGAAGATACTATAGGCGCGGATAATATGCACCAGGCGGCGGGTACTGATGATTTCCTCAATACCACCATCATAGAACGTCTTACGGATCACATCAGACCAATCGCAAAGACGTTTGCAGAAATCGCGGTCTTCCACACCCAAGTCCAGAGCAACCCCCTCAAGGATCTTCTGCTCAGTGGCAGGAGCAGGATAGGACTGCTCAAAGGTCACAGGGAAACGCTCAAGGAATGCCTCATTGAGCACGTTGGTGCCGATGAAGCGCCCATCATCACTACCCTTACCTTTGGTGTTGGCAGTGGCGAATACATTGAATCCAGCAGAGGGTTTTACATAACGACCAATCTTTTTCAAGAAGACACCTTTACCTTCCAGAACAGATTGCAGACACAGAATCTTGTTGGAAGCAAGGTCAATCTCATCCAAAAGGAGAATAGCACCACGCTCAAGTGCCTCAACCACAGGACCATTATGCCAAACAGTAGCACCATCTACAAGACGGAAACCACCGATAAGATCGTCTTCATCAGTTTCAATAGTAATGTTTACACGAATCAGTTCACGCTTAAGTTGAGCACACGCTTGCTCCACACTGAACGTTTTACCATTACCCGAAAGACCCGTAATGAATGTCGGATAAAAAAGATTGGACTGAATAATTTTTTTAATATCGTTAAAGTTACCAAACTTGACGAAGGTATCATCTTTATCGGGAATGAGGTTTTGTTCTACTACAGGAAGAACTGAAGGTGCTTGATAAGAACGCTCAATTTCTTCAACACGCTCTTGAGTCACTTCAAGATTCCAACGACCACGATCAGTTTTAAACTTCTCAAGGCGACTAGTAACAGTGGGATAAGAAATGCCCTTAGAAGCACAATAACCACGAACATCACCAGCAGAGAACTCTGTACCAAACAGAGATTTAAGATCGGAGATGAGTTGTTCGTCAGTCACAGAAATTTTACGAGGCATGATGTAGTTAGGTGGTTTTGTTTTGAACTCTCATATTATACTCACAAAAAAGGGGCAGGTAAGTGCCCCTTGTGACGGTTTGGAAAGTGGACTCAACGCCCAAAATTAGGTCCAGGATTTCTATTTTTATTCTCAAGATTTTTAGCACCTTGTTGCATAACCTGAGAACGGGTTTTACCTCCTCTTTCTGCTGCTGCTCCACCACCAGCCCCATAAGTTGTCAATCTGCCACTGTCATTTGTACTTGCTGGTTTAGCAAATGGTGAAGAAACGGTTGGACCTGGTTTTGGTGTTGGTTTTGAAGATTGCATCTGTGCTGCTCTACTTGCACGAGCTTTGTCTCTTAAACCACCAAACCACTCTCCTGGTGCTTCAACGATACTCTGCTTCCACTCTTCACTCATATTTGCCATAATAGCAAGTGCTGCCTGATTAGTATCGGCATAACCTTCGGCAACCAGATACTCAAGAATAACATCAAAGTTATCAAATTCTTCATTAGCAAGAGACTTTAATCCATGCTTCTTAACATGCTCACCTGCACGACGACCTGCTTCGTGAGTTACTGCTGCTGCCTTTGCAACTGTTTTACCAGTTTCTCTGGCAAGTTCCATTGCTTTACGATGACGCTCCATACCAGCAAGAACTTGTCTTGCGATCGCATCACGAATTGGTCTTTTCTTTGGTTGTTGTGCCTTTGCTTCAGTATCAGCACCTTTTGATTCTGGTTCTTTTTTCTCAGTTTCAGTTCTTTCTTGTGCTGCTTCAGATGCTTTCTTTTTTGCCGCTTTCTTTGCTGCTTCTTTTCTATCAATTTCTGCTTTTACTTCTTCATAAGACTTTCCACCAGTTCTTTTCTTCGCTGCTCTTGCTTCAGTAAGAACTGTAAGATCTTCAGAAAGACTATAAACAAATTCAACAAAATTATCAAGACCAACCTTTTCAATCAGAATATCAATACCATCTTCATTGAGTCCATAAGTGTAAAAGTATTCGGTTGCAACTTCTACAATGTCCTCATCGAAGACAGTATTATTATACTCTTCTGCTTGCTCTCTAAGATTTTCATCATAAACCGCATGATAAAGAAGTCTTAAATCGGATACTTGTTGCGTATTCATTTTTTTTCTTTTTATTATAATTTTATTTATTATCTTTACCTTTCTTCCGCTTACCAATATCTACGACTTTATCAGGATTAACATCTACTTTTTTTTCTTTAACAACTGGTTCTGGTTTTGGTTGAAATAAGTCGGTGAATCTACTCATTGGATAATTGATCGAATTCATTAAAAATTATTTATCATGCGACCAACTTTATAAATTCACCCAAAATTTTCTTATTCATTTTTTTAGTTTTAAGACTCTTAGCAAAGGCAGATTTAATCTGTGCTTTTGTAGCATCCTCTGCAACAGAGAATTCAGATTCCTGTGAAAGAGAATTTGCAGAAAGACCAAAATAAGAATGATATCCAGACTTCTTGATGGTAAATGCCTTCTCTTTTTTCCAAGAATTCATCACTTTATCATATTCATCACCATAATATCCATAGTAACGGCGAATAAAGTATCCAGCATCACGAGACTCAAGAACACGAATACCAATAAAGTTGATGTCAGTAAACTTATCCCTCAAATTACGAAGAAGAACATCAGTAAAATCATGATATTCCCCATCACAAGAGTAAGTCATTCCAGTCTTACGATCCCGAATAAAGGCATTTTGTCCAATATGTGCAGTTCCCATATAAGGTTCTTCTTCCCATCGGCGTTGAACTTCATGATGATATCTAAGAAGGCATCCCTCACCATCAGTTAAAACAACACACTGAACCTTTTGAAGTTTGTTTTCTTTCTGAAATTTAGGAAGAATTTGATGCAGAGCAATCAGCGATTCATTCAAGGGAGTTCCAGAAAGAGTCAAACCTGGAGGAGTGCTGTAATAACAGTGGGAATTATAAGCAAAAGAAACTGCAAGACGAAATACATTTTTCATTTGCTCTTCAAGAGTTTTGCCATTCACTTTACTAGTAAGAAGGTTCATCAAAGAGAACCATTCACCAACCTGAATAAGTCCATCTTTCTTTTCGTAAGAAAGTTGACGCATATTTGCTTTACCATTCTCATCATACTTCACTAAAGGATAATCAGAAGTAAAGGCATAAACCTCAAAAGGAATAGAAACCTTTTTACAAAACCACACAAGATTAAAAAGTTGCTTGATGGTATCTTCCATCACATTTGACATAGATCCAGACCAATCAAGAATAAAAACCAGTCCATGGTTTTTGCCATCAGAAAGTGTAGTTACTTTCTTAAACAAATCTTCATTATATTTGTAGGTATGAAGTTTAGAGCAGTCGAGAACGCCAGTGCGAGAAGTTGTAGCACGAGCATAAGAATCTGCTGCCTTACGACATTCAAACTCTTTCACAAGATAGTTGACTTCCTTTTGAGCAGAACGCTTAAACTCGGCAAACTTTTTATCAACTGCAGCAAAAATATCCTCATATTTCCATCCTTGTTCCTCAACATAATTTTTCCAATATTGCTTGCAATTAGAATGAATTTCTTCATTTGGGACAATGACTTTATTCAGGTCAAGTTGAGGCAATTCAAGATAGACATTCTCATATCCATCGTGATTGACAAGTTCTTTCAGTGCTTCTTCCAGAGAGTCCATCGTTTTGACTTCAGGTTCTTCATCCTTCTCGACACCCTCATTTGTGGGTTGTTGTTGCTGTTGAGAATTCTCATCAGAAGAAGGAGCACCATCAGAAGATTCGGACTCAGGTTGGTCGTTTTCACCCTCCTGCTGATCAGAAAAATCAGAGGCAGGTTGCTGACTCGCACCACTATCCTGAGACTCCAGATTATCCATAGGAGTCTTGGTTTCTTCCTGTTGCTTTTGCTTACAATACTTGTAGAGTGCCTCTGCTGCAATTAGAACATCGGCAAAGGTCTCAGTATCGGCAATCAGATTGATGATTTCAGTCTCTTCACCACGCTCAATCGGCACATCAACATAGTTACCAATCTTGAACCACAGGTTTGCACGGTCAGCAAGGTTATAAGTTTCTACATTATCATCTTTGATTTGAAAGAAGTCATCATCGGCAAGTTCCTTGTAACCGTTATAGAAGGTCTTGGCGAGACCAGCATAACGACGCTTCATCAGTTTCTCAATGCGAGCATCCTCCACCACATTCACAAACTGTGGAGGAATCTTGTGTTCCTTCAACCAATCCTCATCAGGAGTATAAAGTGCGTGACCCACCTCGTGACCCACCAGAAGGTCATAGACGGTGTTGCTTGCCTTCTCCCACATCGGCAGAGTCAGCACACGAGTATGAACATTGAAGCAGGCAGTCTCTACTTTCTTGTGCTCAACCACAAGGTCTTCGGTAGCAAGAAGTTTGGCGAGTTGAGACTTGATTTCGTGGCGGACAGTCATAGATTTGTTGCGTATGAAGTCATTATACAAAAAAAGGAGGTCTTGCGACCCCCTTGGTGGACAGTTTGAAAAGTGGATCAATTTGGGCGGCGCTTTTGCATCATAGCATCATTTTTTTTATCACCAACACCAAGAACTGTCTTTGCAGCACCTTTTATGGTATGTCCTACAGGATCTGCAAGATTCCTTTGAAAATTTCTAGCACCCTGTTCAGGTGTTGTTCGTGGATTAGAAAGAAGTTTTCCGGCAAGTTTCGATGCTCCTACACTCAATCCCATACCTTCAATAATTGTTTGCTTCCACTCCTCACTCATAGCACCCATGATTGCTTCTGCGGATTTCTCATCAGATGCAAAACCTTCATCAAGAAGATAATCAACTAAAACTTCTTCACGAACTGAACGAGGATTAAAACCAGAAGATGATCCACTTCCACCCATCAAATGTTGGGAATAACCATAACCAGATGAACCTCTACTTGCTCTTGCTGCTTTTTCTTGCTCATATTTTTCAGCAGGAGTTAATGGTTTTTTATTTGCCTTTCTTGCCGCTGCTCTTTCTGCCTTTGCTGCATCTCTGTCAGCAATTTCTTTTTTTAATTGCTCAACAGTTTTTTTTGATTTTCTTCTTCTTGCTGGTCTTCCTTGATCTTCTACCATTTTATCAAAACTTTTTAAGTATTTATAAAAAAGAAGCGTCTCCGCTTTGGAGACGCTTCTTGAGTGCTTGGCGTCGTGCCTTTGCTTGTCGGAGTGCTTGTGGTTTGAGTTTCCGCTTTTGCTCTTTTTTAGAGTGATGCTGCCAATTTGGAAGTTTCATTTTAGGTTACAGACCAGTCTATGACCGTGCGAATTTGTTGGTTATATGACCATACAGATTTTAGCATATCAGCGTTCACTCCGTTCGCTTCCATCTGAACTATGAGGGAATTCAGATCTTTCGGGAAACAGGTGCCTCCAAATCCACGATCATTATCAATTCCGGGAACCTGTGCATGAGATTTACCAATTCTGCTGTCAGAAGTCACACCATCACAAACTGTTTCATAATTCATTCCAACTGCTTGACACATATCATACATCTTATTAAAGTATGCTACTTTAAAAGCAAGGAAACTATTGGCAAAATATTTAATTGCCTCACTTTCATCTGATGTAGTTATAACACTTGGAATTTCTGGAAATACAGTCTTAAAGAAATTTACAAACTGTTGACAAAGATTTTTATCTCCACCAACAACATTTCTTTCAGAATTTCTAAAATCTTCAACTGCGTTTCTAGCAGTCAAAAATTCTGGATTATGAATTACTTTATATTGTTTAGAATATTTTTTAGTTGTTCCAACAGGTACTGTTGATTTAATTATAAAAATACCATCAATAGATTTTGGAAGATTTTGAAAAAAATTATCTAAAATGGAAAGATCACACTCTCCAGTTGATTTCATAGGAGTTGGGAGGCAAACAAAAATAAATGCTTGCTTTAAAACTTCTTCCAATGTATTAAATGATTTATTTTTATCAACATCAAAAACTTTACAAGTTACTTTGTCTCTTAAATTTTGATATACAGCATTTCCGACAAATCCGTTTCCAATAATTCCAATCATACGCTCATCCTACTAAATCCTTTTACTTTATCAAATTTTACCACATTTTGAAACTTATCTTCAAGTCCAGTCTTGTGAGAAATCACAAAAACATTAGCATCTTTAATCACATAACGAATAATCTTCAGGAACTCATCGGTTCCGAATCCATCAAGTGAAGAATCAAATACTTCATCCATAATTAGCAAATTAGTATTAACAGAATTTTTTAACTTAGCAACTTCTCTCCAAGTAAAAAGAAGTGATAGGTCAACTCTCATTTTCTCACCTTCCGAAAAAGATGAATATGAAAAGTTTTCATGAATTGGAGATTTAATTGTTTCATCAAATTCTTCGTTTAAATGGAAATTAATATAAAAATCCATCATTTGAAGATAACGATTCACCTGCTGATTTATGAACGGAAGATACTTCTTGATTATCTTCGTTTTAACGCCATCATCCTTAAGTAAGGAGTAGGCAAAATCGTAATAAACGATTTGTTGTTTTTTATCTGAAAGATCTTCGATTGTTTTTTGGAGATTTTCTTTGAATTCTTCTAGTTTCTCATGTTCAGTATTTCGGTTTTCAAGTTGTTCGGTAATTGTTTGAATTTCAGTTTCAAGATCTCGGATTTGTCTCTGGTTGAGGGAAATCCTAGTATTGTTTTGAGAAATCTCATGGTTGAGTTTCGTAATCTCCTTAGATAGAGCAATAAATTGACGCTCTCGTTCATGTTCTATCTTTATAGTCTCTTCCAGGTCTTCATAACCTTTCTTGAGTTCCTTTGCTTTATTTTGAGCGTCTGTAATTCTATTTAACCGAAACTCTTCTTCAATTGTTTGAGTACAAGTAGGGCATACCGTATTTTCAGTAAAAAACTTATGCTCTTTCGTAATAACAGATACTTTCTGGGAGATTTTACCTTTAAGGTTGTTTAGTTTTACTAACTTATCACCAGCACCAACAACTTCTTCCTGCTCCTTCGTATATTGAATAATACCTTCCTCGGTCTTAGCATTTTCAATCATATAAATGCCAACTTCTTTGTCTAGATTAGCAATCTTTTCTTTGTTGGCGTTTATATTGGCATTTCCACGATTCTCAAGTTCTTCAATAAAACTTTCTTGCATACTAATTTTATCTTTAAGATTATCTCTTCTTAAATTTAAAGTTTTAATCTCTTCCTTCTCTTCTTTAATTTTTTCCTTTATGATACTTCCCATGGCAGAAAAAACACGAATGTCTAAAAGGTCTTCAATTACTTCACGACGATTTGAAGAGGTAAGTTGCATAAAGGGTACAAAATTACTACTACCCAATATCACAATTTGAGTAAAAGATTTATAATTTACTTTAAGAATGTTTTCTTCTAAGATTTTTTGATTAGCACGATCATCTGATTCTTTATGAAGAAGAACTCCATTTACTTCAATATCAAAAATATTTGGTTTAATTCCACGACGAACCAAATATTTTTTATTATTAACTGAGAATTCAATTTCAACTACACAATCCTTTTCATTTACACTATTAACGAGTTGTGGTTTTGTAATTCCTCTAAAACTTTTATTAAAAAGGACGAATGTAAGGGCATCCAACATAGTTGACTTTCCTGCCCCATTTGTACCAATTATAAGATTTGTACTACTTTTTTGAAAATCAATTTCGGTAAATTGGTTACCAGATGAGAGAAAATTTTTATATTTGATCTTATGAAATAACAACATTTTTAGGAGGGATTACAATATCATCGGGGGTAATTATAGAATACTTGTAATTATACATTTTACAAGTTTTTATGGCGAGTTCAGCATCAACTTCAACTACATCCATCTCAGCATCTTCTTGGTCTTCTAACATTAAAGCATATCGAGTAGCATCATCTTCTTCCTCAAAAAGAAATAAAACTTTATGCCCATACTGATCTTGGACAGCATATGCTCCATCATCTTTTCTATCTTTAAGAGTTAGAAGAAACATTTTACTCTACTTGCGATGCTTGCTGATAAAGATCTTGAATGATCGTTTTAATAATAGTTTTATCAAGGTTAAATTCAGAATCATCTATATAACGATTTAATACAGAAAGAGTATTTTCGTCTTCATCTATTTGAAAATCTTCATTTTCCTGAATTTCAAAGTTTTCAATAATTTTTAATTCTTGAACACCAACATTATAAAATTTATCAATAAATTTTTCAAAATCTTTTGGTTTAGATTTTTTACGAACAATTACTTTGACAATTTTGTTTTGATACTCTGTTGCATCAAATAATTGATATGGAGTATCTTCATAATAAATGTTATAAAATAATTTATAAGGATTATTAATTGGAGTGTGCTCTAATGTTTCTGTATCAAAAATATGGAAACCACGAGTGTCATTCACATCAGTCCAATACATTTCATAGGGATTTCCTAAGTAGAAGATTGTTCCATTAGTCGATCGAGTGTGATAATGTCCCGAGTAGACCCTATCGAACTTGTCAAATAATTCGCTCTCCAAACCATGTTCCATGATGAGTTGTCGATTAACTCTAAATCCTTGACATTCAAGGTGCCCCATCGCACACTTGCAAGTCGTCTTTTCAATAAGTTTAAAAGTAAGTTCTTCATTTTCTTGATTAATCCAGGGTAAAAATAAAATATTCAATCCACCAAGATTTACTTCAGTTGGTTTACTATAAGTTTTAATATTTGAATAAGTTTGAAGAAGAAGTTCTGGAGAATTTACGTTATTAGTATTCTTAAAATATACATCATGGTTTCCTGTGACCAAATGTATGTTTATTCCCATTTCAGCAGCAGGGTCAAACACAACCCGTTTAGACCACTCTAATGCTTTAAAATCTATAGATTTTCTATTATCAAAACAATCTCCCATATGAATAATTGTTTTGATATTCTTTTCATTTAAAGTTGGAAAGAATACATTTTTATAAAATAATTCAAAATAATCGTGAAGATGTTGGGAAGTCTTTTTTGCACCGTAATGTGTATCACAAATTAAACCCACCTTCACTTTTGTTGTCTCCTACTATTTTCTTTTGCGGTTTTCATAAGATGCTCTTCGCGTGTAATAATTTGAAGATTGTTGGGATGATGCAACCCACCCTCAAATAAGGGAATAATGTGATCTACATCATACTGCATACCAGTAGTAAAAGTCAAGTGTTGTGCTTGCTGATATATGTCCTGAATTTGACGAAGTTCTTCTTCAGTAATTTCTATCGGTATTCCTTGTTTTAATCTAGCAAATCTTCTTCTTTGTTTTTCACAATTTACTGCTTTTCCTCTTTCACTTTTAGAATATTTTCTTTTAATTGAATTTACTAACTCTCTATTATCCTCATAATATTTTTGTTTCTTTTCTTTTGTTCTATAAGAAGACATCAACTCTTTATTGTTAAGTTTTTCCAATCCCTTTGATATAGCACAAGGGACACAGTTATAACTACTCACATATTTTTCATAACTACCACAATGTTTACAAGCAGTAGAACCAATATAAGTTTTTTTACCTTCCTCAATTGCTTTCTCCCGAGCAGCACTTTTTTGAGTATACCCTTTTAATTTTGCCCTTTCTTTATTCTTCAATAGATTTTCCGCCATTATTTTTTTTCGTTCTTCTGGCGTGTATTTTGGTTTAGTCATATCTATTTCTAACTCCAAAGTATATAATTATTTATAACATTTAGGAGTTAGAAAAAGTTACTTATTTCTATATTGAATAGCATCTTTAATACTGTTGTATTCACTACTATGCCCAGAAAGCAAGCTATCGTCAACCATCATAACCTCATCAAAACCAGTCTTTTCAATAATTTTAGATTTAATTTCTAATTGACGTTTTTCTTTACCAATTCTTCTTATAAAAGCATAATGAATAATTTGAGTAAAGTATGAAAATGGATTTGTTGATTTTTCTGGGTCAAAGTTATGAATATACTGAACACAATTTTCTATACCATCAGAAATCATATCCTCACGGAACATATAATTTACAAAATTTGGTTTATATGAAAGATGTGTAGCGATCTTTAAAAAACATTCTCCAATATAATTTGGAATTGGAGGTTTTCCTTCCCAATGCTTTCCCCTATCCTCTCTAGTTGGAGATCTATTATTTCTCTTAATAAATTCTTCTTCTACTTTTTTCCTATAAACAATTAAAGACTCTAAAAATTCTTTATTGTTAACATAATGTTCTGACTTTGCTTTAGACATAAAATTAATTTATATTCGATTTAGAAATATTATGTCTATTATAGCACAGAATAAAAAACTTGACATAAGACTCAAAACCATGTAGACTACCTTTGTCCCGGTTGAAGATGAGGCTTTAGCTTTCTTTAATACCCTTAAAGATTCTTTCGAGTTTCTTTCGAGCATCTTCAACAGAAGAAAGATATCCCATTTTTGATGATGGTTTTACTTGTCCTCCAGGTTGATAAGTTTCAATGCTATTATCATCTTCGATATAATTATTGTAGATGTCAATCATTTTATTGTCTTTAGTTTCTGTCATTGTAATAATTTTATCAAGTTTTATAATAAAGAAATCATCATCCGACATTTCCATCCATGATTTAACTTTAATATATGTTCCCTGATGATTTGTAATCATTTTCATAGTGATTGGATTTTGGAGAACTAAAACTGGATCTCCATCATTTTCATCTACCATGACTAAAGACATAATCTCTTCACCAGAAACTAATTTTATGATTGCGTAAAAATCTTCTCCCATTAGTTTTTAAAAGGTATGTTTACAATGTCATAGTTGAAATTTTCTTCATTATAGACTTTAATCCTTTCGATTAAGTGATTAAGAGTATAATTCTTTCTTGATTTATAACTGATATCATCGGCAATGTCATATAAAGTTGCTTTTGTCTTATTATTTCCTTTTCTTAGGACTCTACCAATTGATTGGAGATTACGGATTCTAGACTTCGAAGGTGATGCAAAAATAACATTATGTAAATTCTTGATGTTAATTCCTGTACTAAACGTTCCATAGGATGCCACAATAATCGCATTATTTTCCTTTTCAGTAATTTCTCTTACTTTCTCACGATTTTCAGTATCAACTCCACCATGCACAAAAAATACATGACGATCATCATTAGTACTCTTATTTATTAATTCATATAAAGGTTGACCGTGACCTTCAACACGGGCAAAGAGAATCAAAGTGTTTCCTTTGAGATCAAGAGCAAGATTCTTGATAAACTTATTTCTTTTTTCGTGATTGATGATATACTGGACTTCATCTTCAAAAGTCTCAAAACGATTCGGTGGGTGTTTCAATAGAAGAATGTTGATGTCTAATGTGGCAACGTGACCTTTCTTCATTAACTCATCAGTTTTAATAATCTTATATGAAGGACCAAATAAACCCTCTAAAACCCACTTATGAGTTTGACTTCCATCAAGTGTTCCTGTAAATCCGAAACGATATTTACAATCAGAAAGTTTTGTCATTATAGATACTAATGACTTTGATTTAAACTGGTGTGCTTCATCTCCTACGACCACATTAAATCTTGAGAAATATTGTCGAGGAAGTTTGTAGATGGACTGCCAGGTAGTAATGATTACCTGAGAGTCTGTTTCTCTTTCTTTCCCAGCATAAATCTTGTGGCAGTATGACCCCACATCAAACCCATAATCTTCAAAATCTTTATACATCTGCTCTACAAGGGATGTCGTTGGGACAACTACGAGAATATTTTGTC